GCATACGTTGCAGAAGTGAGCATTCGATCACTCCCAAACCATTCGTTTTTCTGCGCCCAAGCCTCGGCTTTAGGGTCTGGTTTTGGAGGAGGAGGGGGAGCGGCGACGGGAGCAGCTTGCTGCTGGACAGGTTGTTTTGCCTCACGCTCTACCCGGGCTTTAGCCTGCCTATGACGCTCCATTTCAGAGTTTAACCGAGAAAGTTTTTCTTGAGCCTCCAGTTGCTTATCACTGTCGCCTCGATCCGCAGCATCTTTGTAAGCTATTTTTGCTGCGTTCATTTCGATGCTAAGACGGTTTCCGTACTCTTGAACATAACCTCGGTCCAAAAGTTTTAAACGGTCCTTCATCTTTTTGTTTTCTTCCATTAACTGAGAAGTCAGGCGGAGCGCTTCCTGTTTATCGCGCTCTTCCTTACGGTACTTATCTGTTAATTTCTTGATCCGATTCTGAACGTTTTTACTGTAATCGGTAAGCTCTTCGTCAGAACCTGTGTTTTCAGATTCCTCTTCCACAATTACTTCCGGTTGATTCTCTGCCGATTCAGCGGATTGGGACTCCTCTTCTGGAGCCTCGTCCTCAATGACTACCTCAATCTCTTCTTCAATTTCTTCAGACGTGTTTGACATCATCAGGCTCCAGTATTGTTGCAATCACCTCGTCATCGTTAATAATGCGAACTTCTCCCCCATCGATCTTAAATCGGGAACCAGAATATCGACCAATGCAAACCCACTGCCCCTCTTCACACCAAGCAGAGCCATACTTTTTATCGCTATACGCCAATGGCCCCAGTTTAAGAACGTATGCTACAACTGTAGCAACAGTTTCTCTTTCTCGAACCTCGTCGGGAAGGTGCAATCCACCTTTTGTTTTAATTGTTCCTTGATACGGCATTACCAAAATGCGCCACCCTGTGGGCTGGGGTAATCGATCAAGAAGGGATTTATCAAGAAGCGAAGGCTCTAGCACTCGATCTTGAGTATCTACATACGCGCTACCAACTTCGGAAGAAGCAGACGATGAGTCCACCTTTTCTTTGTTCATTTTCTGCGCGACGTGATCAGGAAGATATAATGTCTTCGACATCGTCAGCGTTGTTCTCCAGCAGGGACTTTATTTCTTCTCTGGCAAAAGAGAGTCCCCGTACCTCTCCCACCATCATCTTATAAGTCTCCCAGTCTTTGGCAGACCCGTTAACTAATGAACGCCCAATATCGTTTTCACGCTCTCTCAACAACCTATACACATGTTTTGCAAAGTCAACAACATCCACTATAGATTATCCTTGTATTCCTCTTGTGAATCAGATGTGATCGGACCACCTTCTACCCACTCGCTACATGTGTTTTCACTCATACATGAAAACTTTAGCAATTGGCAATACCCAAGATTTCCAGAGTCGTCTCCAATGCAAGCAAGCATGTCCTCTGTTTGATTATACATCCCACAGTTTCCGCACTCGGCATCCGTCATCGCATCGCCGTACTCATACTCCGCAATCGCAATGTCTTTGTTTTCTTGATTTAAGTCTTCATCTTGCGTTGGGAGAGGACAACTTTTACCGTCGTCATCGCTTTCCATTTTATCTACGGGCATCCCGTCAGGAAGCACACTGATCATAATTGTTGTCATTAGTAACACTTCCCACGTTTAGGGTTATCACGGACATCGGCAGCGCGGACTTCGCCACCTGATCTAAAGCTGCCCTCAAAGTTCTCAAGAGTTCCCTTACCATTTTTACGGGTACTTAACATAGGGGGCAGCATTCTATCGGGCGGCGGTTTCCCAACAGGAAGTTTTTTGGTGCCTAATTTTTTAGACATATTTCTTTTGTAAGGCATTTGAAATGTTTTAGTGCCACCCATCGAAGTGGGCATATCCGGATCGTTGGGTATCTTTGGGGTCTTAGGAGCGACCGTACCACCGCGTCTATATTTTTCCGTATCCATGTCTTCAAAGATCTCCGGATTCTTACGCAGAAGTTTTTCTACCTCTTGCGACATAAATTGTTGTTTGCCAGCGTTTGGACTTTTAGTGCCGCCCATAGCCTCATACGCAGACTCGCCTTCCATAAAACGACGTAGTTGTTCTTTCGTAAACGACTTCTTTTTCTTCTTAGCCATCTAAAAGCTCCAGTGCTTTTTCAAGAGTTTCCTTGTTGCGACGAGACCAACCTCTACCATACACCTTATAATCGTTTAAAGATCGATAAAACCCTTCCCGACCGTCATAGTATTTATGCAGAATATCCTTGGGATCAAAGTCGTGTACCATTGACAGTGTTTTAGGTCCAATAGCTCCATCCGCAGTCGCACCAACAACACGCTGTAGTATCTTGGCGGCTCGTCCCGGCCCCGCATTCACACAAAGATCTGCCACCGAAACATCGCAGCCAGAAGGCAGATCATCGGCCTTAACAGCATCCCAGTAGTTTTTCTTGTACAGAGGCTTTACATCTTCTTTCGTCAGCTTCCGCATAACCTCTTTTGGTGCAGGCTTGCCAGTGTATCGCGCCCAGTTGTACGCCGTAACCCCCAACATGGTGCTACCCTCATTACCGTGACCATCACCTTTTTTGTTTCCAGAATCCCTAGTGTCATCAGTGAATCCGCCTTCGTGATGAATCAGCATTTCAAAAATCGCTTCCCAATTCTTTTTCATGTCACTTCCTTTTAAAAAAGGCTTGCGCCCCGCGCACACCGAAACTCGCGCTTATTGCAATTCCAAGGCTGTAAAAATACCAGTCCGGGGCCTTATTAAGCTGCTGAAAGCCACGGTCAACCCAACCTTCTGCACCCGGAATCCAACATAAAATCAATGGGATAGACAGAATTACTACGAACCATTCGTCCTTCCAGCTTGATTTTGCGCCCTCTGCCATGATGCGTTCCCAGTCAGCAACGCTTGTCTTTTCGGACAATAATATCTGGGCTTTCGCCTTCGCCTCAGTTAGCTTTAGCTCCGCAGCAGCAGCGTTCTTATCGGCTTTGCCTTGTAACCAAGAGCCTGCAAGGTTTGCTATCGGCCCTAATGCAGCGGTAAAGATACTCATTTCTCAGACCCCAGCCACACCGCGAAGGCTCCTGTAAGGGCCCCAGAACATATTGATATCATTGCACTTTGTTGTGTTGACAAGTCGTCAAGACTCATCCCCCACTCCAAAACACGAATGTACATTATTGTCATGACCAACATCATTAGACGTGGCATAATCTTCCAAGCAAGAATTTTTTCCATGGCCTACCCGTTTGCTAGTTTGTCCGCAGTATATATCATAAGTGCAAATCCGCCAAGAAAAACGACAACCCCCATCGTCAACGAGAGCCCCCAAAACAACCTGTCCCTAGCCGCAGCCTTCGCCTCTAATTCGTCTTTCTGGCGTCTTCTAGCTTCAGCTTGCTCTCGAACAACCAAGTCCCACATGCCCGGTGGACCGTACAACATACACGTTTCTCTTAATAAATTCTGAGCTTCTTTGTGGGCCATCTTCGCCTGTGCTATGGCAAAGCCTTCTTCTTCGCTGGAAGTTAGTCTTCCCAGCGGCCCTTTGTGCTTGCCCTTTTCAGCAAGATTAATATCGGCTTCTAACTTAGCAAGTTTTCCAAAATGCGGCATAAGACTGTTCATATCTTTACCAGCTTGAACAGCCGAACTAATTCCGCCAGCTATCTTGGTAACCGCACCAGCTAAAGCTAACACTTCAATCATAACTAAAACACCCCGACAAACCTCTGGGGTCGGGATATCGGACTAAACCTTTTATTAACCGTACCGCCAGAAGAATATTTACGTTTACCCGCTTTGCTTAAAGCAATAGCAACCGCCTGTTTTTGCGGTTTTCCAGCAGCCATTTCTGTCTTAATGTTTTGACTGACAACACCTTGTGATTTGCCTGATTTTAAGGGCATTATCCCCTCCGTTGCATCGCCATCTGCTGAATTTCAGCATTGACTGCTATCCGCTCTCTGTTGACCGCATTGCGGTCATCGGCAATCTCTTCCTGCAAGTCCATGCGAGCGTTGTCTAAACGATCACGCTGCTCGATCTTGTTCATCTCTAGCTCAAGTTTAGCAGCGTCATTCACCGCATCCTGACCTTGTTTCTGCTTCCGTAGCTCTAGTTCCTGCATCCGAATAGCTACTAACGGATCAGGCTCGTTCGGATTCTCAGGCATCAAACGAGCTAATACGTCCGCCATGATCTTCTGTTGGTATAGTACAACTAGGTTTTCAACTTCCTGCTGATTTTGCAAGTCTTGTTGTAATTGTTTTTCATACTCCAACACTGACCCTTGGCTGACCGCTCCTACATTCGCCATCATCTTAGCCCCACTTAACGCTTGCTTGACCTCGTCCATAGCCTGCTTCTTCGCAAGCATACTGACATGCTCCTGAATGTGAGACATAAACGATCCCATGATCTGTGGAGACGTTGCCACAATAGGCGTCTTCATAAACATAATGTGGATCTCAATGTGTACTTCGTGGTTCTGCTCTGGAAATGCCCGTAGAATTTCGCCCATAAGAGCTTTGGCATTCTCCATGGCGGGATCCATCGGTTGAGGTTCTTGGGGTGGGGGCAAGATCTCATCAATGTTCTGGACCTCAAGCGCTTGGTACATCCTACGATATGCAGCGTGAAGATTGTGCATCTGTGGATTAGACTGAGCCAGTTGGAGTTGAGTCTGAGCCAGCGTAACGCGTTGCGCCATGGAGAATATGTTGGGATCACTAACTGGCAAGACATCAATCTTGTCGTCGAAATCCTGTTGCTTAATCGCAGCCGAACCACCCGCAACCTCATACGGATATTCAGGGGGCATGTTTTCTTTGAAAATACGGGCTAGTAAACGAAACTCATTCTTCTGCGAATAGTGCAGACGTTTGTGGATAGCGGACATAACCTTCATGCCACGCTCCAACATAGCCACCGTCGTGCCCACAGGAGTGTCCGCGCTCATGTTATTGACTTGCTGATCAGCGATAGAAATGAACCTACGTCCATCCTCAATCAAACCACCCAGCAGTTGCGCCAAAGTCCCCGAGGGTTCTTTGTATGGCAACGGGATTAATGAGTCCCGTATGTTGCCACCGGGCGCATCTATGTCCCGCCATTCCCCGGGTTGCAAAGGCTCGTCATCGTTTCGAACCCGAACCCCTCTCGCCTTGAATCCTGCTGGGAGATTCGCCAAAGTTCCCGCATCAATAAGTTGACGTAGAATACTTGTAGCGGCACGACCAAGGCCCCCTATCATGTGGATCAAACCAAAACCGTAAAACCCTAGACCCGGAAGAAACTTGTAATGTACAAAATACGGACGCTTCTTACGAAGCGGATCCATCTCTGCATAGTTCCTGCGGATAGCTAAGATCTGATTACTGTCTTTGTCTATCGTCACAATGTAAGGGAGCTTGATGCCCGTGGGCTCACCCATGGGATCTGCATCCTCAAAACCCTCAATGTCGAGATCGCAGTGCATCTCTAAAATAGTTCTGATATCGTCTGTATAGCCCCGTGAGATGCCTTGTAGCTTATTTACCTTCTGGTCTACCTCATCCTCGTCTGGGTCTCCAGAGCCCGATAAATCAACGTCCATGTACACGCCAGACACTTGCATCTTACGCACGTCGTTGTCTGTCATCTTCAAAACATGTGTCACACGAGGAGCCGTCGCCAAATCGGTAGCGGAATACGATACCACTAGATCTTGTGCAGGTAAAAACTCTGCCACAGCGCGACCCTTCAGCGGATCAAAATATACTTTTTTGAAGGTCGAACCAGACAAAGGAAGGTAAAACAGCATCTGATCCATGCCCGGATCGTACTCTTCCATCTCTTCCATAATCTGGTAGTTCATATAATGCTTAACGCGCTGGGCCTGATCCTCGCGCTTTTGGTCCTGCAAACCAATAACTTGAGTGCGAACTGGGCCACCCGCAGGCAACATTTCCTTGTACGCCTGCGCTTGGAACTGTGTAACGCTTTCGCTAATTAACGGGTGCGTAACCCCACTAGCGCCTTCAAACGGTTGAGACCGCTCTTCAGAGTTGATACCAAGAAGGTCCAAGCCTTTTGTATAAGTTTCTTCCCACTCACTACGAGAGTCGTAATCCTCTTCATAGAGGCCCACAAGCTCGCTACTAATTTCCCCAAGAACGCCATCATCTAAAAACTCCGCAAGGTTAGCGTCGTGATCAATTATCTCAACCTCAACGCCCTGATCTTCCATTTCAGACATGGCTTGCACAATCGCTCCGCCTTGCCCGTCATCAATTACTTCGGCACCCCCAGTGAAATCTACTGGGCTGGGCACGTCTACTTCGACATCCGGAAGACCCTCTGTGTTGTCTAAGTCTAGGCCCGGTACAACCATGTTTGGTGGTAATGCCATCAGTAATACTCCCGTTTACGAGGTGCGTACAAGCTATCCTCTTCCTCTTCTCCCCGCAAAGAAAGAAACCCTCCTTGCCGAAAGCGCATCAATGCTAACGTCATGCTATCACAAAAGTCATCGTGATCGCCATTAGGAAATGAAACTACCTCTTCCACCACCTCGTCCGCAAACTTCTCGTGCATAGGTGCCCACACTATTCCCGCTTCAAACAGCGGAGCGACCATGTGCATTCTCGTTACCTTATCATTTCCCTTGCCCGGTGAAAAGCCCAGCGCTGGAATACCGCGAAGCCGCAACTCGTCAATGAGCGGTGTACCCGTCGCTTTCGCTTCGACCACAACCATGTCTGGCTCCCAGTATTCGTGCTCTTCATAGGCAATCTCCTTTAGTTCAGGGAAATTCCAACGCCCCCTTCGGGCGTCCATAAGTATGATGTTATCAGGGCCACCGTCGTCAGGAGTAAATACTCCCCAAGTGGTTATAGCAGAATAGTCCGCAGTTTCTTTTTTAGAGAACGCTGTGTCGTATGCCTGCACAATATACTTGATCGCGGGTATCTGCTCTCGATCCCAATCTTGCCACCACTCGCGTTTTACAATCGCACTCTCAGATGCCGTAGGGTTCTGCTGCCACTGAGCGTTCCACTTGCCGACAGGCAAAGAGGCTTTGATGGACAGTAACGCCGATTTCTCCCAAAACTCAGGCCATAACGGTTTATCGCTAGGTAGAATCGCAGGGAACTCCACAACCTCCCACTGATCCGCCATCACATCGCCGCCTTGTGCAGCCATCAAACGACCAGTCAAATCTTTCTTACCCCAGCGCGTCATAACTAAGATAATAGCCCCACCCGGCTGCAAACGCTGTCGAGGACCGGATGTGTACCACTCATACGCGTTATCAAACGCACTTTCACTCAAGGCATCCTGTTCCGAGTGAGGGTCATCAATTATGAAAAGATCCGCACCACGGCCCGTAACAGCCGCGCCAACACCCGCAGCAAAGTATTCACCGCCCTTATCCGTCTGCCACTTACCCGCACCCTTGTTGTCCTCCTTTAAATTCGTGTCTGGAAAGATCTCTTTGTACGCAGGATCGTCGATTAAGTCCCGAACCTTACGACCAAACCTAACCGCAAGCTCCGTGTTGTGCGTAGCCTGAATGATCTTGAGCTTTGGGTTGCGGCCCAAAAACCACGCAGGCATCAAGAAACTAGCAAACTCTGACTTAGAGTGACGCGGGGGCATATTAATTATAAGTCGCTTGAGTTCGCCTCGTGCAACGCGTTCAAGTTTTTCGGAGATCACCCGATGGTGACGACCCTCGATAAAATTTTCATACACATGATGCGCAAACGGCATGAACTTTTCCGACGCTACTTCGCGCAAGTCCAGCTTCTTCTTCGCTTCCGTAAGCGATAGAATTTCTTTTAACGCTTCTTCCGGAAGAGCCTGTAGGTTCATGACATCATATTCTGTGGGCGTCTCTGGTACGGAGTTCCGTACATAAACGGATACATCTGCTGGTCTCTCAGTGCCGCCTCAGTGCCCATAACACCCTGTTGAGCAGGTTGAGGCTGTCCAAAGTTAGGAGGCAACTGTGTAGGCCGCGTCAGCGCCTGTCCCGTGGGTCTAGGCTGCGGTTGGTCTAATGCAGAGGGTAATCGTACAAAAGGAACCTTGCCCGGGGCGGTAGGAGCGGCTGGAGTGGTTGCCGCAGGATCCACACCCACAGCTTCCGCGGACACTGAAGACGGGCTGTCATCTCTATCTCGACTTGGCTCTGGCGGGGGAGGAGGTTGAATTAAATCAGAGCCCAGTCCCTGATAATCCGCCATCCGATCTCCAGAGTACCGAAGAGGATTCCCTGATGCGTCCAATCCTAAAGAACCAACTAACTGGTCGTTCTCATCGTACACCGGAACATACTGCGCAGCGTCCGCGCCTTTAAACAAATCCGTGCCAAACAAACCTTTTGTCTGGTAGTTTTCTTGTTGCAGCAGTTGTTCTGCAACCTTGCGGTCTTCCGCAGCACCTAGATACTGTCCTGCTCCATACAACAAACCAGCGCCGGGAATAACCGCTCCCAACAAACCACCAATAACCATGTCCTGTGTGTTAAAGGGGTCATACTGTTTTTGAGACATCGCAGTTAATTCGTCTCGGTTTAAGGATTCTATACCCCCAACATATCCATACTTACGGGCCTCTTGAGCAGCTTGTCCCGGCGTTGTTTTTGGTTGTACTTTTGCCAACTCCGTAGCCCGAGTATCCCCAACAACCTTGCGAGCCTCTTCTTGCGAACTACCACCAGAAGAAGTCCCGAAGTTTCCTGAGTATGTAGATGCTCCAGAGCCTTTACTAGCCATATTTAACGACGCACCAGCTTGGATTTTGTTTGCATCGCTAATCTGTGGATTGGAGGCCATGATCTCCGCAACAGATGTGTTATTCTTTTCAGCGATCTCGCTGAGTGTGTCTCCACTCTGAATTGTATATGCCATTATTTTCTACCTAATCCGCCTATACCCTGATTTATAACAGGTTGAGGCTGTTGTGGGAAGGGTGGTCGTACAACGGGTTGTTGTGGGTTAAATGTCGGCGCTTCAGGCATCTCCATCAAATATGGATCAAAAGGCCCTGCCTGAGTAGGCATTGTGACATATGAGCCCAAAGGACGCCCTGTCGGACCAAAACTTAAAACAGGTTGCCCAAACTGATCCAACTCCACAGCGGGACCACCCGCAATCGGGGTCGCATCGTCCCGAGTAAACGGAGCAAATTGTGGAGCCTGATACACTGGTTGAGTGGTTGGGGGCTGATATGCTGCGGCTGGCTGTTGATATGGCTGCGGTGCCGGGGTAGGCTCGTCTTCTTCCCCACCAATTGGTCCCGCTCCAAACGGCACATATGCCGCCGACCTACGAGCATCCGTTATACGAGCCAACTCCGATTGCTCAAACCGTGTTTGCTGTACCTCGTTCACCAACGCTTGCGCGTTATCCGCCGTGTATCCTCGTGTAACCAAGTCCGAGACCAACGCATCCTCCGCAACGTTCTGGTCTAACTGCGAGTTGACGTAAGTTGTGGCCCCTTGCGCAAAGTCTAACTGCGTTTGCGTAAGGTCAAACGCCGACGTTACCTCACCTAGCTGCGTCTCAAGCGAGGCAGCGTTTGCCTGCTCTTCCGCCAAAGTCTGCTCTAACGCTGCGCGTTGCTCTTCTGTTAGCTGCTGCAACGTTTGACTGTTGCCCAACTGAGACTCCAGTCCCGCGATGTTCTCTTGTGCCGTGGTTAAATTACCCTGCAAAGTTTCCGTAAGCGTCGTGCTCGCCGTTAACTCTGCTTGCGTTTCCGTAAGCTGTTTCTGAACCCCGTCTCGCTCTGTTGTTCGAGAGGCCAACGTATCTGTAAGAGCCGCCACATCATTCTGTGAAGCGGTTAGATCATTTTGTAACGCTAGTTTCTCACCCTCAGTAAGCTCTTGTAACGCAGTAGCATCTGTCAAAGTATTCGTTAGTGATTCCACATTTGCCTGCGCAGTATCTAATTGATTTTCAAGAGTGTTTATCTCCGCGTTAGACGCGTCCAAATTAGTTTGCAGCGTGTTGGCTAACGTTACCGTGTTGCTTAACGTAGTTTTTGTATCGTTCAAACTAACTTGAAGGTTGTCTCTTTCCTTAGTGCGAGCCGACAAACTTTCAGTAAGGGCTCGTGCATTTTCCCGCGCCGTGTCTAAATTAGCCGCAATCGTATCTTTTTCCGTCTGTGTAGCAGTCAACGAGTTGTTAGCTGCCTCCAGTTGACCTTCCAACGCGGTTACTGATTCATTCGCAGTCCCCAACTGCTGGTTCAAACTGCCAATGTCCTGATTAGCTGTGCTTAAATCCGTAGTCAGCGTGGTAATCGCCTCGGCTTGGTTACCAATCGTTGTTTCCTGAGTACCAATTGTAGATTGTG